CCGGGCGGAAGAACGTCGTCACTGTCGGCGACACGGTCGGTGAACAGCGAGATCAGCACGGCGGATTGAAGCTCATTGCCGAGCTCCAGGCCGCTGCCGAGCATGGCGAAGTCGCCCGTGCAGCTCGCCGGGTCGAAGACAATCCGGATGTCCATGATGAGCCTTTAAGTGCCAGCGGTCGGCGCCGCGCCGCCGCTGTGGCGATGGCCCTGCAGCGTGACCGAATCTCCGGTTCCGGCGCCAGCCGTGATCGAGCCGGTGACTGTCAGGTTCCCTACCAAGCTCGCCCCAGTCGCAGAAAGCAGGAACGAGTGACCCCACATGTCGTACATCACCGACTGGCCTTCCAGCAGGCCTTTGTAGCGATACGCCTGGTGACCGGTGGCTACCACGACACCTTGCGAGCGGTCGCCGCCGATGAAGATCATCGCCTTGTCGCCGCCGACCGGCAGGCTCGATGAGAACCCGTAGTTGAGCAGCGTCGGTATGTTGTCCTGCATCGACAGCGGGTCGATCTGGCCCTGGTTGAACTGCACGACGCCGGCATCGTTGGACGGCGCGGTCGAGCGGGAGAGCGCGACCTGAAGTCTGAGCGCCCGCTCCAGCCGCTCGATGCGCTGCTCAAGCATGCTGACGCGGGGATCCATCAGACGTGACCCTGAAGGCCGCCAGGACCGGTCATGCTGGCTGGCGCCGTCGTCGTGGGCGGCGCCGGGCTCTGGCTCTTTGGCGCTGGGGCATTCAATTCATAATCCCAGACGTTCAGCGGGCTTGGCTGCACCGAGAACGCTTCCGGTGGCATCAGTGTCACCGCGGCGTGCGTGCCCGAGGTGTCCTTGCGGAATTGCACCGTGCCGATGACCCACGTGGCATTGACGAGTTTCAGCGCCGGCAGATGAACGGGTGCCAGCATGTTCGGCGTCCACAGGCGGTTTTTCTCGTCGCGCCATTTGTCGCAGACCACGTGCACAGCCTGTGACCGGCCGCGCAGGCGGGCTATTTCCCAGTTCGCCAGCCGCTGGGCGAAATCATATGTGCCATCGGTCTGCTGCGACACTTCTATAAGCGGGCGGAAGCGGCCCATAGCTGCCAGCTTCGGATCGGCTGCGTAGGCCCGCTGGTTGGTCACCGGCGCGCCATCGGGACCAATCCCCTCGTAAAGCTGGTCTATCGGCGAGAAGACGATGTCTATCGTCGTGAACCGCTGATCCACCGCCAGCGTGACCGAAGCGTGCTCGACGTGCTCGCCCTGCACAAAGCCGCTGTCCATCTGGGCAGTGCCGACGCGGTCCAGCACAAGCGCGCCGAGCTCATCTTCGTAGACGAGATAACCGGCATAGCGGGCTACCCGCTCGATTATCTCGTATGGGGGTTCACCCAATGCCACCTGGAAGACGCGGATCGGCAAGCCGGCGTCGCCGGCCGCGCCAGCCCCTAAGCGCGCCGTGATGCCCCATGGCTTGCACAGCTTCTGCGCCAGTTCGAGGATGTTCAGGAGACCGTTTGTCGAGCCGCCCACCACGGGCGAGCCCGGGCTGCGGATGTCAGCGGAACAATCGACCAGATCCTCGCACAGTCCCCGGCCGGTCACCGTAACGTCGTGTGAGTTCGGCCCGATCGATGCGGTATAGCGGTCGATGAAGCCGGTCACGACCACATCCGAACCGATCTTGACCTGACAGCGGGCACCCGGATTGACCAGGATTTTCGACGGATCGTTGGAATACTGCTCCGTCATCGTGAGGGTGAAGTGGTTGGGGAACGCCTCGGCGCTGCGGACAATTTCCACCGACTGCCAGCCGGCTATCTGGTTTGTCCCGACAATGATCGAGACGTCATTAGAAACGACGGCCGGCGCTTTCGGCGTCGAGCCCTCGTAGACGTTCATGATCGAAGACGGCAGCGGCGGGGCTGAGCCCTCGTAGGTATTCATGATCGAGCCGGGATCGCTCATGAGGCTAGTATCTGCATGCTGGTCGGCATAAACGCCGGATGAATGACGTTGGTCTCGGCGGCGATCTCATCGGATCGGCTGGCGTCCCTGTAGACGCGATAGGCGACCACGAGAGACGGCATGTTGCTTTGCAGGGTGACCGTGATCACCAGCGGCAGGGAGGCGGCACGTGTCGTCAGGTCCTGGATCACCGCGGCTCGGAGCGTTTTGAGAGCCGTGTAGGAGTTGTCGTCGCCAGCATCGCCGGCGGCGGTGATTTCCACATCCAGCGCGGCGGCGATCTCGCACCGCAACTCAACCGCGTCCTGATAGGACAATGGCTGATAGTTCGCGGCGGCCAGAGCCAGGCTGGCGAGCACGCAGCGGCGGCAGGTTGCGGCAAAGGCATCTCGCACCGTCGCCGCATCATCGCCTATGCCGGCTCCTCCGTAGCTGTCCGTGTAGCTGAAGGTCGCGAGGTTCAGCAGGGTGCGGACCTGGTCGCCTGGGTTACTCATCGTGGAGCGGGCCGTCTCGACCACGGCGGCGATGGTGCTCACGCAGTTGGCCGCGTTTGCTGCACTGAAGCTGAGCGCCGCGGCCTGGGCGGTGGCGATGGCGGCGGCCAGCGCACTGCGCAGACCGGCTATTTGTGCCTGCAGCGACGCGATCGTGGTGTCGGATGTCAGCCGCGTCATGGCGTTGCGGTTGGCATAGCGGCCATAGGAGGTGTTGTCGTCTGGCGGCGGGAGAGCGGTTGCCAGCGCGACGAGCGCGCCCGGGTCTGTGGCGGCGGCCGTGCTGGCTGCTCCCAGCGAACCAACGACCGCGCTGCCCTCCACGACCGCGATGATGCCCGAGGCAGCGGCGGCGACCACCACGCCTACGGCTATGGCCATGCCGAACGAGGACAGCGCGTTGGAGACCGCGCCAACGACATTGTTTAGCGTCGAGGTGATGATGCTGGGGAACAGGCTTGTTCCCTGCTCCACGAACTCGAACTCGACATCGATCACCCGCATCCTGTCGGCACGGACGGCCGTCGAGCACGACAGCAGCGCGACATTCATCGCGCCCAACGTCGGATGGATCAGCAGACCGGGCCCAGGCAGCTCGCATGCGGTATCGAGCAGGACTTGCATCGCGGGCGCGAAGTTGCCCACCAGGTGGCCGGTGAACCGGAACACGCGCTGCTTGCGGCCGAGGTCCTCGGTCCAGCCACCGTCGCGGAACGGGTAGTCGTGGACCGCGAGCTTGCGGCCCTTGCTGACCTGTTGCGCATCGACCAGGAACGGTATGCCGCGCCAGTAGGCTTGCTGCAGGAGCGACTGAAATTCCGAGAGGATCGACATCAGAAGCCGTATCCCGGCATGGGCGAGCTGACGCGCGGCGGGGAGACCTGCGCGATGCCGCGGCCTTTCGCGTTGGCCGTGGTGGTTCCATCATGCCTGATGTTCACGTCTACCTGGACGGCGCCCTGCATAAACTGCGGCGATGCCGCGCCACGCCGCATGTCTTCCGAGATGCCGCCGGCCGGGCTTTCACCGACGCGAGAAAAGATCGCGCCGGATTCAGTTGAATTGCGGTTGCGCATCGCCCGAAGCGCGGCCTGCACCTGCGGTTCACCCCAGGCATTCGCCAGTTGGTCGGCAACCGATGGCGTCTCGCCATACCGCTTGTTCAGACCGGTCAGCCGGTCGCCGGTGTCCTGAAACAGTCCAAATGACGTGTGCTCCGGGTTCCAGATGTTCGGGTTGAAACCGCTCTCGGCCGAAACATTGGCGAGGATGCCTGCAATGTTCTCTTCCGGCACGCCTTTCCCGGCAAAGAAGTCGTGGACTTGCTGCATTACCCCTGCCGCAGCGCTCGGGCCTTGTGGCACCGTGATCGGACGACCGCCACCGGCGGTGGATTCGAAATGCGGCCAGTGAAGATTCGGAAGGAAGCGATAGGGGTGCTGCTGATCTTCGCTCAGCTCCGCTTGACCGGTGCCGCCCAGCCACCACGGTCGCGCGGCGTAGCCGCCACGATACCATTGCCACAGCCAGTTGCCTGGCTCATGGCTATTAGCTCCTGCCGAACCGCCGTCTGCCGAACCGCCGTCTGCCGAGCCGCCTGCCGCCCGACCACCAAGCTCCGGGTTATTCTCTGGACCGAACGGCGTGTTGTTCTTTTGCGGGAACGCATATTCCAGAATTTTCTTTAACCACCCCCAGAACGATTCAGCGCCTTTAATCGCCTGCGTCCAGTCGATGTTTTTGACATAATCCGCGAGTTCCCGCGCGTATTTGCCAATGTCTTGCGATATCCACGTGCCATTGAGGGCAACCAATTCCGCCATCGAGTTGAGCAGTGGCGTCATGACCGGTTCCAGCGCATCAGAGATACGGTTGGCGAACCCCTCGACCGCGATGCCCAAGCGGCTAAAGCCGTTGCGCAGCTTCTCTGCCCGTTCGATCATGTCGGGGGTCATCACACCGCCCAGCCGCTTCACGTCCTCGATATAGGCATCCCACGCCGCGCCGCCTTTGATAAGCTGCGGGAACAACGCCTCCAGGCCCAGGTTCTGCGCCGCACGGAACGCAGCACCGCGCCCCTCCTCCTTGTAGATCCGGCTGATGCCCTCGGCGACATCGCGCATCGCGCTGTCAGCCGTGCGAGCTTGAACCCCGATCTGACCGAAATTCACGCGGAGCTTGTTGAAGGTCTGGATCGCCATCGCATCGCCGCGGAATGTCGCGCTCCGCAGCTTCTCATCTAGCGACGCCAGCCCGGCCGTCATGTCTTCGGAGCTCGCGCCAGCCAGCCGCGCTGCACCCTGCCATGCGGTCAGACTGGACGTTGTGATGCCGAGCCGCACGCTGGTGTTGCTGACTGCCTGGCCCAACTCGGCCCAGCGACGCTCGAGCGCGGCCACGCCGCCAACGATAGAACCGGAGGCAATGACGCCGAGCAGCGGAACCACCCGCTGGCTCGCGCGGAACACCCCCATTACGTTCGTGCCGAGCCCCTTCATGCTCAGCGAGAGGTGGTTGAGGGCGGAGACGTCAGTGGATTTCTTTGTGGCCGCCCCGAAGCGCTGGGTGCCCTGCGTCATCCCGGCTATGGATTTGTTGACGCGGTTGATCACTGCCGTCGCGTTGTCGACGGCAAAGATCGGGATGGCGATACCGCCTACCGCTGTGCCAGACATCAGGCATCTCCTCCGGGCGGTTTACGGATCCAGACGGCGCTCGCCATGGGGTCGTGCGCGCGAACGGCGGGGATTAGATCCTGCCAGCGCTGCAGCTCGGGCAGCGACAGCGCCAGGCCCCAGCGGAGCGGTTCATTGTAGAAACGGGCTACCGAGGCGGCGCAGGCAAGAAGCTGCCCCGACGACACCAGCTCATGCAGGGTGGTGACGCCGGACGTCAGGCAGGTTGGGAGCCGATATCCGCCATATTCGCGGCGGCGGCCTCGCGCAAAGGGTCTGGCAGCGGTGCCCCCGTGAAGCTCTCGAAGTAGTTGCTCATCTGCTCGATCTGCCACGCCGGGATCTGTGCGAGCGCTTCGAAGGGAATACCCTCTCCGCTCACTGCCGAGATAAGCCTCAGCGCAACGGCCATGCCTGATTCACCACGGAGAGCGGTGGCCTTCATGATGTCGGCCGGCGTCGGCGCCCGCAGCGTGACCGTCGTATAGGTCGTGCTGCCGAGAGCGACGGGCTTGATGTCCCACTTCACGGGCTCAGGCGGCGGTATCCATGCCATTGCTCAGGTGATTCCCTGTTCTTGGACCGAGCCATATGGCCCCTCGAACTTGAAGTCGAACGTTGCATCGACGTTTGCAACTTCCACCTCGCCCGTGTTCCAGAGCCCATGCCCCACGATCTGCTTGCCGTTGGCCAGCTGGAAAACGATCGTCGCGCTGGTCATCCCGTTGAACGAGGTGACATTGACGCTGCTGGCGTCTCGGAATTTTCCGGCAACGTAAGGCGCTTTGGGCATCTCGCTGTAGCCGTCGATGCCGGACATGCTGATCAGCGTCTCGCGCTTGATCTGGCCGGGCGACCACGAGAACTCCGTGACGTTGTAGACCACGCCGTTGATGCTCGCGACGGTGATACCGGCTAGGCGCCGGTTGGTCGGGGTGCTGGGAGGCAGAGAACCGCTCATGGACTAGGACCCTCACGTGGTCTGCTGGAAGGCGATCAGCGCCGCCACTTGAATGACCTGATCGCTGAAATCGAGAGGAAGGAACAACAACACCTGCCCCTTCTGTCCTTTCTGCGCATAACCGTTCGCGGCGAATGTGGCCGGGTTCTGCACCACGAACTGCGAGGCGAGATAGGTGTACATGCCGCATACCGCCTGGAAGATCAGCGATGGCGTCGTTGCGGGCGAGCCGGCCGCGATGATCGCGCCGTCATCGACCAGGATCTTGTTCTGATACTGGGTCATGACGTTGGCGGTCAGATAGCGAGCGGCATACATCGCCTGAAACAGCAGATTGGTGTTGAGGTAGCTGTCGTCCGGCTGGCCCGCGGCGTTGGTCTGATAGGTGGTGATCGATCGACCGATGCGGCTCTGGCCCGATGGGTCGACAGTGAAGGTGCTGATGCCGTCGTACAGGATGACGTCCATCTCGGCCGGGGTGTCCTGGCTGGCGATCGGTGGCGCCAGCAGCGCAAGCGGTTGGCCGACCACGCCGATTGCCGGGTTGGTGCGGTAGATGACCGCGTGCGCGCCGGCCCAGTCGGCCGCCTCCAGCCATGCCGGCGTCGGGCTGTCGTAGTAGCCGAGGACCGTCTCGTGCTGGTTGTTCAGCGCATTGCCAAAGGTGGAACGGGCGCTGACGGTGCCCCGGAAGGCATAGAAGGCGTGCCCATAGAGCCCCTCGATCGCGCTCCACCGGCCCGACTGGTCGGACAGCAGAGCCGTAATCGAGGCCATGGAACCGCTATCGGTGTAGGGCACGGCGATGAAATCGAAGGTGGTCGAGGCCAGGTTCGCCAGCGCCGTGGTCAGGACGGGGTTGGTCGCGCCAGAGGCAAAGGCGGTGATGGTGACGCCTACTCCGGGCGGGGTGACCTCGCCGTTGCGGATCGACCGATAGTTCAGGCGGAGGTCGATGTCGTTCTGTGCTGCGCCTTTGTGCAGCGCGGTCAGGGTAACTGTCCCGGTCGCCGCGGCGCCGGTGCAGGGCAGGTTGGCCACGGTGGCCATCTCGGCGACGATGTTAGCGGCAATGACGGTCGCGGTGTCACCCGCGCTTACCGGCACAGGGACCAGGATCCCGGCGATATAGAGCGACAACGTGCCGGCCGCCGTTGCAGGGCCGGTGACGACAAGCGTTGCCGTTGCGGCCACGCCGGAGCCGGCATCCGCCAGCGGCAGGATCCACACTTCGCCAAATCCGTCCTGACCGCGATAGGTCTGGTACATGAGCGAGAGCATCGAATTGGCGCCACACAGGGTCGCCACCTGGCCCTGTGAATAGGCCAGCACCGGCTGGTCCAACGTTGCCGTGCCGCTGCTCAGGACCTGACCGATCAGGAGTGCCCGCTGCACCGGCAGAGCGGTGTTCGCCTGGGAAGCGTCAAATTCAGCGTAGAATCCTGGCACCCGCCAGGTCGTCGCTGGGAAGTATTTGAAGTTGATTGTGCCCGACATGGCCTACTCCTTCGCTGGCGCGGCAGCCACTTCGACGTCGCCCTGGGCGGCTCTGCGCGTCCAGTAACGGTCGTTGTCGGAGACCTCGATGCCCTCCGGTGGCAGCGGGCGTTTGGTATCAGGCCTGAGCACGCGCAGCCCTTCTCGTGGCTTGACGAACATGGGTTTCACCTCGTGGTCAGGTTGATTGCAGGGAAGAGATGTCGATGGTGATGGTGGGCGCCACCGTGCCGCCGCCCGCGACGGCAGACCCGCCAACGACTGTGCCGGTGGTCAGGATGTCGGTCAGTGGATCGCCCTTCACCGGCCCGTATTCCTGGTAGACGAGCATGTCGAATGTCAGGGAGATTTCGCCGACATGCTGCTTGGATTCTGACGTCACCGTCGTCTGCGTCTCGACGGTCGTGTACTGCTGTACTGCATGCAGCACCGTCGGGGCCTCGAAGATCGCCGCGGTGATCTGTTCCGAGAAGTTTTCCAGCGCCACGCCAACCGGGCCCGGCATAGGGCCGCCGAGGCGCCCGGTGACGACAATCGAGATGGTGGTGTTGAAGCAGAGCGTGCCGGGATAGAGGTTCACGCGGCGCTCGCGCGGCGCGGCCACCAGCAGCAGCGGGAACAGCTCGGGCGCGGTGGGCCAATCGGACCAGTCGAACACCCGGTTGCCAGCGATCGTGCCCCCGTTGATCAGAGCACTCATGACCAGCAGGCGCAGTTGCTGGCGGGAAACTCCGTCGACTAGCATCCCGGCGCCTGGAGCTGGTTCAGCATCAGCTTGGCGCCCCCGTGACTGTCGCTGCGGACCTCCCTGACGACATAGATGCCGCCACGGATCACGATGGTATCGCCCTGGATTGGCGACGATCCGGTCGGAAACGCTGAGAGCTGCACGCCCAGCACCGGCCGTTCCGCGGTCACGACGGAGCCAAGCTGGATGTCGCTGAACGTCACGTCGCCGGCGCCGAGCGGCGTGAGTTCCCGGTAGGCCTCGTCAAAGACGCCTGTGATCGGGAATGCGCTTCCGCCTGATTGCGACTGGTAGCTGACCGGCTCGCCGAAGCATGCCACGGTTGGGCCGACCAGCAGGTTGTCCCAGTCGACTGCCACCTCTCAGCCGGCCCGCACAACCGAACCATCGTCGCCGTTGATCGTCGGCCGGGGCTCCTCACCCCAGGTCGATGTCGACTGCCCGGCTGACACTGGCGGTTCCGTCACGTTTTCTTCCAGCAGAAAGCCGTGCGCGCGCATGTAAGCGGCATCCTCGATCGAGACCTCGATCCGCTCGCCGCCCACAGCCGTTTTATGCGCCAGGACCGGCACGGATTTGCCCTTGTCGTCTACCTTGGTCCCGGTCTGGACCTGGTAGACCGCGCTGCGGCGAGGGTGGATGACGACCTGAACGGTCTTCGCCTCCCCTTTCGCCGCCGCATCAGCAGGCTTTATCGCCATTGGCGCTTCCTTAGTTCAGAACCGAGGGGCAGACCTGGACGGCCATCGCGGCATTTACGCGCGACGGGATCACGATCGGCGCGGACTGCATCATGATGAAGCGCTGCGCAGGGTCCTTTTGCGTCCAGACCTTCGGCGCAAACGGCATCGAGACGTAGTTGAAGTCCGGATCCATGATCTGGGCGAAGGCGCGGGTGCCTTCCATGTCCGGTCCCGACAGCACGATCATGCCGTCCGGGATAAGCGGGCGCTCGTAGTTGTTTTCGTCTACTGCCCATTCATTGTAGAGCCACAGATCATACTGGCCCCAGCGACCTTTATACACGGCGCCCTTGGCGACGGATGGCCCGATGTCGATCAGGTTGCCGGATTCACCCAGCCGCGGGTAGTAGACCGCGCCCTTCACGACCGGATCCTCGATAAAGCCCTGCCACGCGCTCGTTGAGAAGACGATGTCGCTCACGACCGCGCCTGACTTCCGCAGGATGTTGTGCTGCCAGGTTTCGATGTTCATCGCGGGCGTCGCGGTGCCCGGTCCGCCGCCGGCGGTGACGACGTTGGCGGTGGTCCACTGCGCGGTCCCGTTCAGGACGAGCGACAAGGTCGGATCGCGCCCAAAGTCGATGAGCTGGGTCGGGAAGCCGTCGCCGGTCACAGTGATGGTGCCGGTGGTCAACGCGGAGGCCGCCATCCATTCCAGGCGCCGGGTGATGAGGTCGATCTGATCGGTCATCTCGGCCGCCAGGTTCGCCATCTCGCGCTCCTCGCCGCTCATCTCGCCGCCGATCCGCTCGCCGATCATGCGCCGCACTGGTCGGCGCAGATCGGGCGCCCTTTTGTCCTTGATGTAAGGCGGCTTGAAAACGTTGGTCTGGATGCGCCGCTGTTCGACCAGGCGCCCTTCAACGAGCGGCGAGACGAATGGCGACATCCGGCGCTTTCCGATGTCCACATCGATGGCCACGAACTCGGTATCGGCCATTATCAGGTTGGGAAAGAAGCGTTCGAGCAGAAAGGTGACCGGACGCTTGAGGTTCCGAACAACGTGGACGAGTTCGATCGTGTCGTAAATGATGCCAACCATTTGGAGACTCCAGAGCGACCCCAACGCGGGGCTAGAAGTGGGGGAACGAGGGGCCGCGCGGAGCGGCGCCGATCAGGGGTTCACCGGATCGGCTGCGATCACGGCCGACTTGAGGTGGACCCCTCGTGCCTGCAGAGACGCGGTCAGGTCGGAGATGGTCCACGACGGATCGAAGGTGACCGCGTTGGCGTTGAATTCTCCCATGAAGTAAGCACCGACCATTGCCGGCGCAGCGGTGGCATCGACGGTGTCGGCCAAGATTGCGACCGGGGTCTGGCTGCCGTCGCTCGCCGTCTTGACGCAGGCGATGAAGTTGCCGGTCGTCTCCATCGAGGTCAGCGTGAAACTGTCGCCGGCGACAAAAGCCGTCCCGCCTGCGGTGATGGTGAAGTTGGCCTCGGCGTTGACGTATGCGGTCCCGACCGTCGCGTTCGGCAGCGCGGTTCCCTCCGGGTCAGTCACCGTAAACGTCGTCGCTGATGTCGCGACCAGCGAGTAGCTGCCGCTGGTCTGCGTTCCTGTGCCCGGGGTAATGGCGCCGATGGTGCCATTGCCGGTGTTCGTTCCGTGCGTCGCAATGATGCTGAAAGTGCTCTGTCGGCCGATCACTGTGCCGCGCACAAGCTGTCCGGCCATAACCAGGACGTTCTGGGTGACACGATGGAGATCACCAGCAATGAGCTGGTCGG